CAAAAAAACATCACGCGCAAGACTGCCCTTATGACTGCGTTTGATTGCTATAAGACTTATCTAGCATTCAAAAATCATTTTACGAAGGACAACTTCGATTACTTCAAATACGGCGGTAAGACGAGAGCGTCTACCGCCTCTTTCAATAAGAGGAAAGATAAATATTTTTTTGAAAAGATGTCCCGTCAGAAGAAAGACGGAGAGATCGTTGATTATTTCACCGCAATCTTCTCACAGTGTGATAACCCAGAGAAGATGTGGATCGGTGAGATCATTCAGATAGGAGAGGAACAGTATCAGACTTGGCAAAAGAAAGTGCAGAGTCTACGGTACGTGTTCCGACAAGAGATGGAACAGTTGTTTGATGGTAAAGACTTCAACTCTGTGTTTCAGTGTCAGAACGGTAGTCATCCCATCCTTGTCAAAGAACATCTGAGAAAGAATGTATCTGTAGAGTCACTGATCATCCTTGATGCCATCCTGTCTTACAAGAAAGATTTCGACGGTAAACTTGATGACTTTGTGTGGAAAACCATAAGTCTCAAGGTTGACAAGTACAAACCGTTCCTGTTAAATAATATCGATACCCAAAAGTACAAAGAAATTCTAAGGAGAGTCGCACTGTGAGTGAGTTTTTTGAATCTGATTTTGTCCGCAAAGGAATGCAGGACATCGAAGATCTGCAAGTCGATCTGCAGAAAGGATTCATGCGGTTTCCTTCCTTAGACGAAGAAGAACAACAAAAACAATTAGAGCTGTTGGAAACTCTGTTGGAGAAACAACAACTCATGTATACCCGCATGAAACTGTCTGACGATCCGAAGGCACACCAGATCGTAGAAGATATGAGAGACTCTCTTTCACTGCTTGGTATGCCCCCAGGATCATCAGTCGAACAGGTGTTTATGAATATGAAAGAAACTCTCAGGAAAGTCCGCGACGGAGAACTTGACCCCTCTGAAGAAATGTAGTATTATTCAGAGGTGTTCACAACACAAGCCAAATCCGATTTAATCCATGTCTTTTTCTAATCTCAAAAAACAATCCAACCTTGGTTCTCTGACTGCCAAACTGGTGCAGCAGGTGGAAAAAATGAACAAGACTTCTGGTAGTGGGGACGATCGTCTCTGGAAACCTGAAGTTGATAAAGCTGGTAATGGTTATGCCGTTATCCGTTTCCTGCCCGCTCCCGATGGTGAAGAACTGCCTTGGGCGAAACTCTACACTCACGCCTTCCAAGGAACTGGTGGTTGGTATATCGAGAACTCTCTGACCACTCTGGGTCAGAAGGATCCCGTGTCTGAACACAACTCACAACTCTGGAACTCTGGTATTGAGTCCGACAAGGAGATCGCACGTAAACAGAAACGTAAACTCTCCTACTATGCCAACATCTATGTGGTGAAGGATTCTGCCAATCCTCACAATGAGGGTCAGGTGTTCCTCTACAAGTTTGGTAAGAAGATCTTCGACAAGATCACTGCAGCAATGCAACCTGAGTTTGAAGATGAGGATCCCATCAACCCCTTCGACTTCTGGGCTGGTGCAAACTTCAAACTGAAGATCAAGAAGGTTGCTGGTTACTGGAACTACGATAGTTCTGAGTTTGATCGTCAGTCTGCACTCCTGGATGATGACGATGCAATGGAAGCCATCTGGAAGAAAGAATACTCTCTTGCAGAACTGGTTGCTCCTGATCAGTTCAAGTCCTATGACGAACTGAAGAAAC